CAAAACTAAAAGATTTAATTTTGATTTATTAGGAGCAAAATCCAAAGAAGGAATTTATAAAGGTATAAAAAATAATTTAAGAACAGCAAGAGAATCATTAAAACTTGGAGATAAAGATCAAGCTAAAATTTCATTAGATTTAATTAATAAAGCATATGACCAAGTAGTAGAAGATTATAAAACTTTAAATCGAGATGAACTTCCTCTTTATAAAATAAAAGGTGATGAAATAAAAGAAACTAATGTTAATGGTATAGTTAAACAAAGAACTTTAAAAAAAAGTTTATCTGAATATATAAAAAATGTTGCCGCTGTTGCAGACCCAAAAGAAATAAAAGAGTTACAACCTAACTTAAAAAAAGCAGTTAACTTGTTTAAAAAAGGTGAAGATGTTGCAGCTGAAAAATTAATTCAATCAAGGGTATCAGCTGTAAAAGAAGGGGCATTATTTATGCATGTTATTCCTGGACAAGAAAGTGTTTTTGATTATGTTAAATCAATTGGCTCTGATGTTAAAGCTGGTAAAATTGTAGCACCCTTTTTAAAAGTACTAGCACCTGTTGGGACTGCATTAGGTGCTTATGATGTTTATGAAAATTTAAAAGAAGGTAAGCCTTTAGCTCAATCTACTCTTGCTTTTGTTGGTGCAGATCCATTAGGTCAATCTTATAGAGAACAATCAAGATTAAGTCCTGAATCAAAAGAGATACAAAAGAAAATTAGAACAGAAGATATTTATAAAAATGAATCTTTTGTTCCAGGTTTAGATGTGGCACCTCCCGCTATGGAAGAAGCAACAGATCAAGAAAAAATTAAGTTACAAAAAGAACAAGAAAAAATTTTATCAGATTTAGAAAAAGAAGAAAATATCACTGCTGAAGATAGAAAGAAATTATTTGATTATATTCTAAATAGAATAAACCCTATTCAAAAGGAAGAAGTTAACCTTGCAAAAGGGGGAAGGATAAGAAAAAATGACTAAAAGACTAACAACAACCATACCACCAAAAGCTGGTCCATGCTCACAAGGCTTGAATATCCCTGATAAAAAGGTTACAGTAATAAACTCGGAGAAAAACAATAATGGCAGATATAGACAAGTCACTTCCAAACATAGGTAATAGTACACGCCCAGATGAAGTGGCGATGGACGTTGCTGCTGCAGAACCTATTGTAGCGCAGGGAAATACTGAGACGATAGAAAACCCAGATGGTAGTGTTGATATTAACTTTGACCCTCGCAGCGCGCAGCTAGATACGGGCGGAGATCACTTTGCAAATTTAGCAGAAGTTATTCCTGATGATGTTTTAAATCCTCTTGGCGCAGAGCTAGTTGAAAATTATGCAGACTATAAATCATCTAGAGCAGATTGGGAAAAAACATACACTGAAGGATTAGAATTATTAGGATTTAAATACGAACGTAGAACTCAGCCATTTAGAGGAGCCTCGGGCGCGACGCATCCAGTACTTGCAGAAGCCGTAACTCAATTTCAATCTTTAGCTTATAAAGAATTATTACCAGCAGAAGGACCTGTTAGAACTCAAATCGTAGGTCTTGTTACACCTGATAGACAGCAACAAGCAGACAGAGTTAAAGAATACATGAATTATCAAATCATGGATATCATGAAAGAGTATGAACCAGAATTTGATCAGATGTTATTTTATTTACCTTTATCAGGATCTACATTTAAAAAAGTTTATTATGATTCATTATTAGGAAGACCGGTATCTCAATTTATTCAATCAGAAGATTTAGTAGTCCCTTACAATGCAACTTCATTAGATGATGCAGAAGCAATTATTCATGTTTTAAAAGTATCAGAAAATTCTTTACGTAAGCAACAAGTATCAGGATTTTATAAAGATATCGAATTACAAGCAAGTGATGATACCGATGCTTCATCAGATGTAAAAGAGAAAAAAAGAAAATTAGAAGGCATTACTAAAACTCAAGAAGTAGATCTATATACCTTATTAGAATGTCATGTTGATTTAGATATTGAAGGTCTTGAAGATAAAGGTCAAGATGGTGAGCCCACAGGAATTAAACTTCCTTACATTGTAACGGTTGAAGAAGGATCTAGAAAGATTCTATCTGTTCGTAGAAACTGGGAACAGAATGATCCTAAAAAAACAAAAATACAATATTTTGTACACTTTAAATTTTTACCAGGACTTGGTTTTTATGGATTTGGTTTAATTCATATGATTGGTGGATTGTCACGTACCGCAACCGCTGCACTTAGACAGTTATTAGATGCAGGAACACTATCTAATTTACCATCCGGATTTAAACAAAGAGGTATTAGAGTTAGAGATGATGCACAACCTATTCAACCAGGCGAATTTAGAGATGTAGATGCACCTGGAGGAAACTTAAGAGATGCATTTATGCCTTTACCATTTAAAGAGCCTTCACAAACTTTATTAGCTCTTATGGGTGTTGTGGTTCAAGCAGGCCAAAGGTTTGCTTCTATTGCGGATATGCAAGTAGGTGATGGAAATCAACAAGCTGCAGTTGGAACAACCGTTGCTTTGCTTGAAAGAGGAAGCAGAACAATGTCGGCAATTCATAAACGAATCTATGCTGCTTTAAAACAAGAATTTGGTTTACTAGCTAAACAATTTAAAACAAATTTACCACCCGTATATCCCTATGATGTAGTAGGTGGAGCAAGAGAAATTAAACAAGCAGACTTTGATGATAAAGTAGATATCATTCCAGTTGCAGATCCAAATATATTTTCACAAACACAAAGAATATCTTTAGCACAAACTGAAATGCAACTCGCTGCATCTAATCCTGGAATTCATAATACTTATGAAGTTTACAGAAACATGTACGAAGCATTAGGAGTAAAAGATATTGATAAAATTTTAGTTAGACCTCAACCCCCACAACCAAAGGACCCTGCATTAGAACATATAGATGCTCTTGCAGGGAAACCGTTCCAAGCATTTCCGGGACAAGATCATAGATCTCATATTACTTCACATTTAAGTTTTATGGCGACGAATATGGCAAAAAATGCTCCGCCAGTTATGGCTTCACTAGAAAAAAATATTTTTGAACACATTTCAATTATGGCGCAAGAACATTCTGAAGTAGAATTTAGACAAGAGATGCAACAATTACAAATGATGAGTCAACAGATACAACAAATGGGTCAACAACAAGGTCCACAAGGTCAACAAGCAATGCAACAAGTACAAATGCAAGCTAAAATGCTTCAAGAAAAGATAGAAGCAAGAAAAGCACAGTTAATTTCCGATGCTATGGAAGAATTTTTAAAAGAAGAACAAAAAATATCATCACAATTTGATAATGATCCTATTGCTGCATTAAGATCTAGAGAATTAGATCTAAAAGCTCAAGAAAATGTTAGAAAAGAACAAGAAAGTAAAGATAGAATTAACATTGACAAGATGAAAGCAATGATGAATCAATCTACTCAAGACGAAAAACTTCAACAAAATGAGGATTTAGCTAAAATGAGAGCTAATACTTCAATAGAAAAAACTATATTGGCTGCAAAGCTAAAAAATGATAGTGAAAGATATAAAAATAAGGTATAAATATGGTTATGAAAAAAAATAAAGGTACATCATCAGTAGTTAAAAAAGATTTCATTGGTAAACATAGAGGTCAATTTGTAGATCATTCACAATTTACAAATAAATTTGGTTATAATGAACCCGTTGATGTTGAAATGACTAACGCACAAGAAACTCAAGAAGTTTATGTTCAAGGTCAAGAAAAAGTACTTCCAGAAAAAAGACGTAAAGCTAAGTGGTATTAAATCATGTTTCCTATGCTAGGTGCAATTGCTCCATTAGCTAAAATTCTATTTAGCACTATTGAAAAAGCAGTTCCTGACAAAGATCTTCAAGAAAAATTAAAAGCACAACTTAATCAACAATTATTACAATCTAGTACCGAAGAATTAAAAGCGGCAGCATCTATAGTTGAAGCTGAAGCCAAAGCAGGCTGGTTTACAGCAAGTTGGAGACCTCTTTTAATGTATGTATTAATTTTTATATTAGTCTGGAATTATATTCTTGGACCTGTTATAAAATTAATGATAGGAACGGTTATTACATTTGAACTTCCAGGCGACGTTTGGACTTTATTGCAAATTGGTTTGGGAGGATATGTAGTAGGACGATCCGGGGAATCTATCGCGCGAACGATGGCAAATAAAACAATAACAAAGGAATAAAAATGAGAAACGATTTTAAAATAAGACCAAGACCAGAATTTAAAGGCGGTGGAATAGCTACAAGAGGAACTGGAGTTGCTCTACGTGGTGGTGGAATAGCTACAAGAGGAACTGGAGTTGCTCTTAAAGATGGTGGTTTTCCAGATTTAACAGGAGATGGAAAAGTAACTTTTAAAGATGTTTTAAAAGGTAGAGGTGCTATTAAGAAAAAAGGTGGCATGATTAAAAAAGGTAAAAAATAATGGCTGGACTAGGTATTGCTAAAAGAGGATTTGGGTTAGCTAGAGTTGGAATGGCTAAAGGTGGTTCTTTATTTAAAGGAGGAGAAACTTATGGTGAAGAATTAAAAGAAGCTAAA